CGATTCACGGCACGTTTTGGCGGGTAGTATGGCATAAGGTCCGGCTGCTCCACAATCAGGCGGCGGACGGTCTGCTCATCCCAAAGGTCAAAGCCCACGTCCGCGCCCACCTGCTGTTCAATCGTGTAGGCGGCATAATTGCGGTTAAGGGAGTACAAGCCGGGCGTAGTGTCATTTATGTACGCCGCCGCCACTTCATTGGCGTTGGTCATCCGCTCCGCCACCCGGTCCCGCAGGGCCTCAAAGCGCTTGCCGCGCCCGATCTGCGCCAGCCGCCACTGCTGGTAGTCCTGTTCTGTGTACTCTTTGCCGTTGACGATGGTCCCGATCAGGGCCTTTGTCTCCTCATCCCGCTTTTTGAAACTATCGAAGTAGGCATCGATTTTGCCGGTCAGCTCGTCGGCGGCCTTCTGGTATTCGGCGGCGATGCGCTGTTCCAAAGCGGCAAGCTCCTGGTTGGTCAGACGGTGGGCAAGGTCAGGCTTTTTATCAATAGCCGCCATCGTTTTTCATAAGCCAATTTTTCAGTTCAACTTGCGCTTTTGCAAACGCATATTCCACATCACAGCTTTGCACAGAAACGATTTGTAAGTCTTCCCCATTTTTCCCACAGCACTTTTTGTAGATGGTAATGCACCAATCCATAATTTTTGAGTAATAGATTTCAAGGTGCATTGGAAAGCCACTCGCTTTTTCGTCAAATAATTTCAAAAAATCTTGCATTATCGTTTATCCCCTGCCTCAGTCTCATTCCCACCATCCTGCGGATTGTTCTCGTCAAACCGGTCTAAATCATCCGCCGCACGGCGTTTCATGATTTCCTCCGCCTCCTCCGGCGTAATCCACGGCAGTTTGTTCAAAACGGTCTCGCTGTCCAGCTCCGCCGCCGCCATCATCACCATTTGGGTCTCCTCCATCTGGTTGGCAATGCGGTTCCACCGGAAAGACGGTTCATCTTCGATGCCCAGCAGCATCAGCAGCCGGGCGATAAAATCACGGATGCAGTATTCGAACGCGCCGCACTTGTCATCCTGCGGCTGGTATGCCATTCGGATTGACGTTGCGGTCTTATCCCCGGCCAGCGCTTTTTCAATGTCCAGCAACATGAAATCATCGTACATATCGGACCGCAGCAGCTCCAGCATCCGCATACTGGCCTCCACTGGAATTTCCAGCGTGTGAGCTTCTGCCGTGACCCCCCGGTCCAGAACCGCCGCCCGAACAACGTGCATTTTCTTTACAAATTTTGCAAGGTCAACGTCATCCATGCCTTGGGCGTTGTCCAGCGTCCAATAAAATCCGTTGCTGTCGGAAATGTCCCCTGCCAGGTCAGAGGAAATAAAGTCATAGCAGTCGATAGAAGGGCGGACGCCTATGATTTCCGACTCCTTCAAATCGTTGGCCCAAATTGGGATAATCGGAAACCCGGGGTAATTTTCCCCACCGACAATCTCCATAAAGCCCAGACTGCTGCTCCGTTTGGTCACTCTGTACGGCTTGCGCCCGCCCAGGGGCTGCATATCTTCGCCTTCTCGCTTGATATAGTCGGTATAGCCTTCCTGCTCGTAAAGCGTAAACCGTTCCGTTTTGCTGTTCGCAACTCCGCCGTTGTCGATGATACGCCAATACCGCACTCCGGCCCTCAAAAGGCCGCTGTCCCGGTCGTACAGAGGAGAAAAGCCGGGAGACTTCGGCGTATCCGCAAACGGGAATACCTCCAAATGGTCCAGGTTCCAAAAGCCAAAGGCCACACCGTCCACCATCGCCTTTTTGCAAAGCTCCTGTAGACGGTTGTCGAAGCTGGACCCCAGCTTCTTTTTTGTCTCCTCTCGTTGAAAGGTTACGCCGTTGGACAGGACATATTGAACCTGCTGGAGCACAAACCGCCGGAAAAAGCCGTGGGTCAGCTTATAGTTGCTGCTCCAGATATCCGGCACCTGGATACCCTGCTCGTCATAGATGTATTTCTGAGCCCTCAAAATGGTGGGATTGCGCTTGGCGTAGTATAATTCGGCGTCCTCTGCCGTCCTGTAATCAGCACTGGTCCTATGGTCATTCACAACAGCCCGGATAAAGTCCATCCGGTCTGTTTCGGAGAGGCCGATTGCCTCTAAATCCTGATAGGTTTTAATTTCGACAACCTCCTTTCCGTTAAAACAGCACCCTGCCGCTCTTTTTGTTCCAAATATTCGTTGTCTGCACAAAATAGCGGACAGCATCCATAGCGTGGTCGTTCTCCTTGATGGGCCTGTCCTCTGTGGCGTCCTCATCCCAGGAATACAGGCCGAATTCCTTGATGGTATTCTCGCAGCTTTCGCAAATCTTGATCGTACCGTCAGAAATACACTGCGCTGTGTGCCGGATGCCGTCCAGCACATCATTATCAGCGTCCCAAACCTTGAACCGGTAGTTTTTCTCTACCAGCGTGATAAAGGACAGCGCCGACGGGTCTATAATGATGTGATTAATGTGCAGGTCTCCGGCGAACTTGCACAGATCGTCGTAATACTCCTGATCCGTCTTCTGAAACAGCTTTTTTCGGCTGTCATAGTAGTATTCCTTGATGCCGTACCAAACGCCGCCGCACAGTCCCCACAGGATCATTGCCGTCGGGTTTCTCGTGCCGTAGTCCATGGAGATCATATATTTTCGGTACTGGCGTTCTGTATCCGGTTCTATCTTCTCTTCGGTAAACATCGGATACACAAGGCCGTCCGCAATGCACCGCTGACCCAGGATGTCCCGCTTGTACCACACGCTGTTTTTGTCGTAGGTTTTAAGTATCCGGCGAAGCTGTTCGTCCGAAATACTCATGTTGTCGGCGATGGTGAAGTGGCCGTAGTTGTAGCCGTACGCCGGGTCTTTTTCCTGCTGCGTTTCGTGGAAATCCAAGATATCATAATACCAATGCCCAGGTGCTTTTGGGTTCAGATCGTGAAATATTTTTCGGTCCGGGCTGGAGATCGTTCGGTCGAAAACCTCTTGGATAAAATTCGTATGGCACTCGTTGGCCTCTGTAATGTAGGCTGTCCCGTATGTATTTCCCTTAATAAGCCGCTCATCCCGGTCCTTGCCACCGCCGGACACAAGAACGATTTTCTCGCCCGTTGGAGTCTGCACGTATAGGCAATCTCGGTTCTGATACTGACCCAGACGGCAGCGCCCCTCGAAGAAGTTCATCATGCCATAGCCGTCGCAGTCCAAGATGTTCAGCCGGGCCGTAGAAGTTGACACACCGGCGATCAGGTGTATCTTGCTGGGGTGTTTCTCCAGAATGGCGCAGTAGGCCAGGGTGATAAGAACGTTCTTCCCGCCGCGCTTCCCGCCCTCCGCCACGTTGAGCCAGCTGTTGAAGCATCTGTTAAAAAATGCCTTTTGATTTTCAGAAAACGGAGCTGGAAGGTTCATTCCTCAAAGTCCTCAATGTTCCGGTTCTGTACCGGTTTCTCAATGATGTCCGCCAGGGCCCGCATAGCCGTCTCCAGGGCGGCGGTCTGTGCGTCCTCCACAGGCTTGTCCTTCCAATCGCCTTTAAGCCTGTTTTTCAGCCAGAAAATCATAGCTGTGACGTTTCCGCCTATCCCGGCTTCGTACAGGGCGTTTTCCATCTTGATATCCGGGAGGTCTTTGCCCTCTTTTAGGGCCTCCGAAATCTCCGGGAATTTCTTTTTCCACTCATAGAGTGTAGATGGCGCGATATGCATTTTCGCGGCTATCTGCTCATCGTTCAAGCCGCGGCGCGCATATCCCTTCAACAGCGTCAGCCCGTCCTCAGTCAGCCAGTATTCAAACTTTCCACGGCCCACCGCCACCACCTCTCAGTCAAAAATCTTTCCTATGTGTTCATTTACAACATACCGAATAAAATCCATCCGTTTTTTCGGAGAGGCCGATTTCCTCTAAGTCCTAGAATGTCTTTATGGTCGGTCAACCTCCTTTATCCCTCTATGTCAGCTATCGCTTTAAATATTGGGTAAAACTGCTGTGGAACTACTGCATTTCCGAGGCACTTAATTCTGTCCATCCGGCAGGAAATCCCATTAACCACTCTACCCACTCCGGGTTCAGCTCTCCACTTTTCTCTGTGGTGTTCTTTACAACACCCTTT